CCAATCGTGTGAATGAGACCCAGTCCGTAAAAACCAAAGCCCGGAAGGAATTTATCATGCACAAAATACTGAATTTTGCGCTTTTCCTCGTCCCCTTCACGATAATTCCGACGAATTGACAATATTTTTCCATTGTCCTGTGATATTGTTACAACATATGGGATTTTTATTCCTGTAAACTCCCCATCTTCGTCCGCATCTTCATAACCCTCCAAGTCTAAATCGGCGTGAACCTCCAAAACCGTGCAGTCATAGTCAATCGAGGACCCCGAAACGCCCTCCAAGCTATCTAATTCGGACGATAAACTGCTATATTCGCCCTGTGCAGGTATAACAGGGATGTCTAAATAAAACCCTGCAACCTGTTTTTTTCGTAAATCGTTCAAAGACATGCGAATCACCTGCGTAATGTTCGGGCAAGTCTCCAAATCGGACGTCTCATAGGGTACAACGAGGTGTTCTGCGGGTACAAACTTGCTAACCGCTCGTCCCAACGTCTCGTCAAAGTACACTTTCTTAAAGGTACTGCCCGCAAGTGGCAGATAAAACAACATTTGATCCAACTCAGGCGTATATTCCTCCATAACGTTGGTAATATAGTAGTTCATAAACTGCTTAACGCGCTGTGCCTGACTAACTTTGTCATGCGTTTCTGATCCCATGACCGCGGTTCGTACTGGACCGCCCGCAGGAAGCAACTCATTAAACGCCTGTGCCTGAAATTGTGTGGCAGCTTCGGCCAAAAGAGGGTGGGTCACGCCCGACGCGCCCCGAAAAGGCTGTGTTCGCTCCTCATAATTAAAACCAAGGAGCTCCAGACCATTGGAATAGGTATCTTCCCAATCCTGTCGGCTTGCTTTGTTGGACGAAAACTCTCCAAGCAAGTCCCCTGCAATACGTCCAAGCTCCCCGTCATCCATAGTTTCGGCTAAATTATCATAAAAACCAACCTCGTCTTTATTTATATTGGGATCAAAGTCAATAACAACACCGCCATCTTCCTCTGCGGTGATTTCTATCTCAGGACCCTCCCCACCTGCTATCGCAAGCACTTCCGTTTCCTGAGACATGGGTAATTCAAGTTCTATTTCTGCACGAAGATCCTCTTCATCCAGTTGAGCAGGCACATTCCTGTCCATTAATCCCGCTTGCGGGGTTGGTTTTCTTGCCATAAAAGTCTCCTTTTGGCTAACTTACCATAGGTCGAAACATATTTCTAGCCGTATCGCTTAAAGATCCAACGCCTTCATGGCTGTATCCACGCTCCGCGACACCGCCGTGCTTCATTCCACCCGGTCCACGGTAATACTTTAAAGCAAGAAATGTATCCTCGTCTATTCCAAGATCATGGACGTCATGGATGTTTGCAAGTTTACGCGCCAATCCTCCACCATCTTTTTCTGTTAAAGCTCTGGGAATTTGTCTTATAAAAAAATCTTTTGCAACTTGATCCATAGGAGCGCCACCCTCGGCAAGACTTACAATACCGCCTTCAGCTAAAAGACTGGTGGGAGGGGACCCCACGGGGTTTAAGGCAAGTTGAGTTCCTACAATACCCGCATCCGTTTCTGTATAAACGTTCGGGTCTTGATACACTTGACCATTAATAATCTTATACCCCTCTGGCAAAGTTTGTCCCGCCGAAACAGGAGGTATACTTGGAGCAGGGTCAAGACGATTAAAAACAGGCATCGCCGCTTTGCTTACATTGTAGGTTGGAGCAAGGTTCTTAAATCGTTCATCTGTTCCGTAGTTCACGGTACTTGGTACAATGTATGTGCTTGGGTCTGGTTTTGTTCCTGCAACAGGAACTCCACCTCCTATTCCGCCACCACCCGTGTCTCCGCCACCCGTACCGCCGCCTATAACTCCCGGCCCTATGACAGGAACCCCGACACCTATTCCGCCAGTATCATCACCACCTGTATCGCCAGTATCTCCGCCACCACCGACACTTGGTCCACCGCCACCTGTATTGGATCCTGCTCCCGGCCCGACAGGGTCGCCTGCGGTTATCGTCAGGTTTGTGCCGGGTATATTAAGACCGCCCATTAAAGGAGATTCAGTAACTTGAGCATTGTACATGGCATCCATATCATCTAAGCTAGGCGCATAATTTATAGCATCAGAAACATCATCGTCTGGGGGAGTATACACGCCCACTCCGTACATTGGATCGTCTACAGCGCCACTTACATCAGGTATATTAAAAAAAGGAGAATCCGCCGACGTATCTATATCGGCATAATAATCTTTTGCTGCCTTTGTTGCTGTTGCTAAGTTTTCAGAACCAAGTGTTCCAAGAGCTCGTCCGCTATCCTTATCAAATAAACCTCCCTGCGACGGATCAAAAACCTCTCTAATATCGGCGGATGCCATGGATAAACGTTGAGAAAGAGGCAAGTCGTAATACTCATCCAAAGATAAATTAAGAGATCTTGCTTCGTCTTTAACTTTGTTTCGCAAAGCATCAAAACGTTCTTGATCCCTTTCATCAGAACGCTCGTCTTTTTTCTGACGAGCTCTTTCAGCAGCTGCCTCGTCCGCAAGGTATTCAGACACAAGAGCGCCTCCTTCCCCGCCAAAGTCACCGTACACATCCTCCGTTAAATCTCTCTTAATACCTCCAACAACCGTGCTTAACGCGTCGTTCTTGCTATCGGACGACGCCTTCAATCCTGTCGTGTCTAGCTCAATGGGATTGCCGTCCGCGTCCTCGTACTGAAAGCTGTAACCTTTTTGCGTTAAAACAGAACCGTCATCAAAGGTAACCGTCTTGCCCGTTTTATCTCCAGAATATGTGAAAGTATCCGTATCTGTCTGCACAGCTTCGTTAAGTGCAGACTCTAGCTCCTCCCGCGTTTGCGTTGGAGCAGAAGGTAAGCCGGGCATAAAATCATCAGGGGGTAAGGGTTGAATAGCAACAGGCGTACCCACAGATACGTCCGTAACGGCGCCACTCCCGTCCGTTGCTACAGACTGATAAGTATCCTGACCCGACGCAATCGCCTCGTCCTGACGAACTTGGTTGGTATCGGCTATCGCCTGTGCCTGTTGCGCAGCAAACTGTTCAGCAAAGGTAGGTTCCGTGGTCGGCGGAGTATAAGGCGTAAAAACCGTTTTACCGTCTACGACATTTCGAACCTGACCACTTGGGGAAACAACCGCCCCTTCAGGCGTAACGGTAAACCCATGGTTCGCAACCAATAATTGTTCTATTGCATCAAGCGCCATCAACAGACCTCCATAATATGCTTTTGCGCATCATAACCTAAAACGCAAACACTTGTCACCCATAATATGCAGGAACCCGATAACTCTCTTTCTCCTCGCCCCAGTCGTCCGTCGGCAATTCAACAAAATTACCCTGACGATAGCGCATTAACGCCTGTGTCATGCTATCCACTAAATCGTCATATTCGCCATTGGGAAAGGCTGCCACCTCCTCAATCAACTCGTCAGCAAACGTCTCGTCGGGGACCCAAACCATACCCGCCTCAAATAACGGCGAAACCGAATGTACCCTCGTTACCTTATCGTTCCCCTTGCTCGGCGTGAAATTCACAACAGGTATGCCCATGTTTCGTAGTTCGTGGGTCAAAGGCAACCCACTCGCCTTAGCCTCCACAATAACCGTGTCGGGGTCCCAGTACCGATATTGATCCAACGCCATTGACTTCAACTCAGGAAAATCCCACCGCCCCTTCTGACTGTCCAAAAGTATTAAAGCAGGGGTCCCTCCCTCATCAGGATAAAACACACCCCACGTTGTAATCGCACTATAATCCGCCGTCTCCCTCTTGCTAAACGCCGTATCGTAACTCTGTATCACAAACTGCAACTGCGGAACCTTCTCCTTCTCCCAACGCATCCACCACTCCCGCTTAATAATCGCGTTCTCCTCACCCGTCGGATTTTGCTGATACTGCGCGTTCCACTTACTGGGAGGTATCGACGCCTTCACCGCCGTTAAATCGCCCAAAGACCAATACTCTGGCCAACACGGCTTCCCATCATCAAAAATAGCAGGTAACTCCACAACCTCCCACTGATCCGCTAACGGATCTTTTGCCTGCGCCTTCAATAACTGTCCCGTTAAATCCTTCTCAGACCACCGCGTCTGTACCAAAACAATCGAACCGCCCGGCTGAAGTCTCTGTCGGGGACCCCCAGTATACCAATCCCACGCATCATCAAAACCACTCACAGACATAGCCGTCTGCTCCGAATGAGGATCATCAATAACAACCAAATCACCACCACGACCCGCTAAGTTTGATCCAACACCAACAGCATAATACATACCACCCTTGTTCGTGTCCCACCGCCCAGAAGCCTTGCTGTCAGCTGCCAACTTCACCTCTGGAAATACATCGTGAAAATCATCCTGCTCCAACAAATTCTTAACCTTACGTCCAAAATTCACAGCCAACTCCGTCGTGTGCGTCGCCTGAATAATCTTCATGCGCGGATCACGGCCCATCATCCATGCAGGAAATAAAAACGATGCAAACTCACTCTTCGTATGTCTCGGAGGCATATTAATAATAAGACGTTTTAACTCGCCCCGCGCTACACGCTCAAGCTTCTCTGCAATAATCTTATGGTGTCGTCCTGTAATGAAATCGGGCCACATAGCACGGACAAAGGATAAAAAACTATTTTGGCACGTTTCCTTCTTCTCAAGTTGCGCTAACCGCAATTCAAGCTTCAATCTCTGCGCATCCATGTTCTCATATGGCGAAACATCCATCGGGGGACCCTAACAAATATATGCGAATATATACTAATATAATGCTGATATCAAATTTTATATGATTATTTGTGAAAAACATAGCCCATGCACCCGCTTGCACACACACGGGGCCAAGGCGCGCGGATCGCGTTTCGGCGTTAAAAATAAGGGCGTTTAACCTTAATTGTCCGAGGGACCCAAAACAATGCCAGCTGGCATTTTTTATGTCATCTGGAAACATAATTTATGCATCTCGGAAACATAAGGTAGCGGGGCGGGGTCTCGGCTCGGTGGTCCGCGGATCTCGGAACGCGGTTGATTCGCCCGCTGACTGGCGGTGGCATGGTCCGCGGTAGGTAGGGGGCGGGCAATAAAAAACCCGCCGTGGCGGGTTTAATTTTGGCGTATGATTCGCGGTTACTTGGATTCTTTTTTATTCCAGTAATCCTCGTAAGCGTTGGGATTATTCGTGTAGGATGGTAACCCCAAGCGATTCCGTTCTTCGGAAGCGGGATCAAAATCCCAAGGGTAAGGTTTCCCACGTTCTAGAATAATTCTAGAACGCTCTTCCTCGCGGAGATGTTGTAACGGTTTTCTTCGCTCTCCCATTACGACGCCTCGACATTTAATGTTACATCACCGTTTACGAAACAATCTCGGACCGCGTCGGCTAGGTCTTCGATCTTAACATACTCGCTTGCATCCTCGGCGTCGTTTCGCTCGGCGTCCCGTTCGTCTAGGCGTTCATTAATGGTGTCGTTAATAAGATCGTTAACGGTATAACTTTCAAAAGTTTGAAACTGTGTTTTCAATTCGTCAACTTCGCCTTCTAATTGATCGTTTACCAGTACGACCGCTTCAAACTTTTCTTTGACGGCTTTTTGAACGTGATGTTCTACAAGCTTGCCGATGAAATAGGAAAGTTTGTTTTCAATCCTATCCAATGGGGGCAAGTATGGTTCGTCGGTTTTCGCTTCGCCGTTTATGTTTAAATCGTTCATTTTAGTTTCTCCGTATTACCGCCCGCTGAATTGCGGGCGTGCCTTTATAATAAGAATATACGGGGCTCTGTCAATAGCACCAGGATTCTCGTAGGTTTAGACGCGGACCGCGGGCCGAGGCCTTGCAAGATTAACGGGAAATAAACGCGCATAAAAAAAGCGCCGTAAAAGCGCTTTTAATAAGGTATAAGGTGGGGCGGGTTTAATCTAGGTCCGTTCCATAATCTCCCGCTATTCGGTGTCTTACTAACGTTCCGCGCGGTAATTCTTTGATAAATTGTAAAAGTTTTTGTCCGTCCGTTTGCGGATCTTTCAAGGCGTTTAATGTTGCCCGCCAATGCAAGGCGCAATTACCATTGCCCGCATAACAACCGCCTTTTTTATCGGTGTTACTGGCAAGCTTTTTTTGCGCACCATGCGCGGTAAATCCTACAATAAAATTTCGGTTTAATCTGGCGCACCATGGATTCCCGTTTCCGCAATTAATACAGTCAACGCCCGTGGTTTCATTTTCGCATCGAACGACGGGAACGCCTTTCTTAACGTTATAATTTACCATAACATATCTACTTTTTTTATTGGTATTATTCCAAAAAGACGGCGGAACGACGGTAACAACTGGTACGTCCGTTTTAAAAACTTCTACGGCGTCGGATAAACTATCCGCGCTATAATTAATAACGGTCGTTTTGGGCGTCAATTTATCTTGCCATAATTTAGGCGAGTAATGAGTATAAGTAAACGCCCGCCCGCCTTTTGGCACGGCGTGTAGTTCGGCGTTAAAATAGTCTTGATCAAAATTTTTAGCGGTGCGGGCGGGTTGTTCTGGTGCAAGCGCACAAGAGGCGGGACACGTCCCATATATATCATTAGTTCCGCTTCGATAAGTAACGGCGCACCCGCGGGTTTTATTGGCGGTTGATGTTTTTACAGTCTTTAACATTTTATTCTCTCCGTGGTTATAAAAAAAGCGCGGTATGATCCGCGCTTTTGATTATGGGTATATTTACGGTTTTGTCAACTGTGGACGTGTCCGTTCGTTTCAATAGCTAAGTGCATTCCCGCCCAGTGAACAACGACGGCGCCGTCCCCGCCTATCATAGGGTAAGCGGTTTCTTTAAAGTCATTAAATGGTACGCGGGTTTTAACAGGTAAAAGGGACCATTTAAGATAAAGCGCATTAATTTGCTGAATTGTAAGTTTTGGCATCTTTGCCTCCGTAGTTAAAGTTAAAAAAAAGACGCGGTGTTATCCGCGCCTT